GTTGACCAGTTAGAAGATAAATTAAAACTGATTGAACTTATCTTAACAATGGCGTATGAGGCAAAAGTTAATTACCAAGATGTATTTTCACAAGTTAGATTTTGGGATACATTAATCTATAACTTCTTACGTAAAGATAACATAGTCATACCACCAAAAGAAGATAACTTAAAAGATGAGAAGTATCCTGGTGCGTATGTAAAAGATCCTCTAGTAGGTATGCACAAATGGATTGTTTCGTTTGACATCAATTCACTATACCCACATTTGATTATGCAATATAATATTTCTCCCGAAAAGATTATAGGTATGAAACCAAATGGTATTACGGTGAACAAGATGTTAAATCAGGCAACGCCTCTAACATATCTTAAAACGGAAGGTGCAACTATAACACCAAACGGTGCATTATTCAAAACTGATAGTGAAGGTTTTTTACCTAAACTATTAGGTAAAATGTATAATGATCGTGTAACGTATAAGAAAAAAATGTTAGAGGCGAAAAAAACTTATAATGAAACAAAAGACCCTAGTCTATTAAATGAGATTGCTCGTTGTCACAATATTCAATGGGCAAAGAAGATTGCATTAAATAGTGCTTACGGTGCAATCGGTAATCAATATTTTAGATATTATGATGTAAGACAGGCAATGGCAATCACACTTGCAGGTCAGTTTGTAATTCGTTTTATTGAAAAGAATGTAAACGAATATATGAATAATATATTAAAGACACACGATAAGATAGATTATGTTGTGGCATCCGATACAGATTCCATTTATCTTTGTTTAGATAAGTTAGTAGAACAAGTGTGTAAAGACAAAACTACTGAACAGAAATTAAGATTTATTAATAAAGTTGTTGAAGGTAGAATAGAACCATTCCTAGAAAAATGTTTTAATCAACTTGCAGAATACACAAACGCATTTAAAAATTGTATGGTAATGAAACGAGAAGTTATTGCCGACAAAGGTATATGGACTGCTAAAAAAAGATATATGTTAAATGTATTAGACGAAGAAGGTATTACATTTGACGAACCTAAATTAAAGATTATGGGTATTGAGGCAGTTAAGTCATCAACACCAGAGATATGTAGAACTAGAATTAAACAAGCAATCAAACTTGTTATGTCAAAAGAAGAATCAGATTTACATAAGTTTATTGCTGACTTTAGAACAGAATTTTTTAATCTGTCTGCTGAAGAAATATCTTTTCCTAGAAGTTGTAACAATATGAAAAAATATTATAGTAGTTCCGACATATTTATCAAATCAACTCCTATTCACGTAAAAGGTGCGTTGATATATAATCATCAAATAAAACAATTCAATTTACAAAACAAGTATCCATTAATACAAGAAGGTGATAAAATTAAATTTATTAAACTATTAGAAGCAAATCCATTTAAGTTTGATGTGATAAGTTATGTTACAAAGTTACCTAAAGAATTTAAGTTAGAAAAATATATAGATTATGAGGTGCAGTTTCAAAAGACATTTATTGATCCTATGACTTTCATCTTACAACCTATTGGTTGGTCACATGAACCGAAAGCAAGTTTAGAGGCATTTTTTGGATGATAGAAATAGCAATATTTTATTTAACTATTTTTTGGGCATTTAGATTCGGTCAAATACTAGCATTTAATCCTGTGATTAGAGTATGGCACCTATTCGCTTTTTACATACTAATTAAATTTGTAATGATGAGTTATGGATATAAGTAATATAAACAAACAATATAAGGTAATTTATGCTGACCCTCCGTGGTATTTTAAATCATATTCAGAAAAGGGAGAGGGAAGGAACGCCACTAAGCATTATAAGTGCGCTGGCCTTTCTGACATTATTTCTCTACCTGTTAGCAACCTTGCTGAGGGCAATTCCACCCTTATAATGTGGGTGACCGATCCGTTTCTACAACAAGCATTTAAAGTTATAGAGGCGTGGGGTTTCACTTATAAGACAGTTGCTTTTACTTGGGTTAAACAAAACAAAAACAATAACGATTACTTTAAAGGTTTAGGTTATTGGACACGTGCCAATCCTGAAATGGCTCTACTTGCGACTAAAGGTAAACCTCGAAGAATGTCCAGTAATGTAGATCAGTTAGTTGTATCAAATCGTAGAGAACACTCCAGAAAACCAGATGAGATATATGGCCGTATAGAACAATTACTTGAAGGTCCATATATTGAACTATTTGCTCGCACAAAACGTGATAAATGGGATAGTTGGGGTAATGAGATAGATAAATTTGTATGAACTTGACATTAGCAATATTATATGTTATATTATGTTATGTACTAGTATTAATTATGTTATGGATGTGGAATAATGAAGATTACAAGTGAAACAGCATTAAATTGTAGTAAAATAATAATAGATTTTTTTAGTGATTTTAAACGTATAGATGATTACTTTAGAATTAAAAAGATTGAAAGAGTAAAAGATATTCCAACACCTATTCCAGGTTTTTCTATTGAAGATGATATGTTTCAAAATTATGATATGTCACCTGAAGAAATGGATATAGATGTTGCTGAAAATAAAAATGAAGTCTTTGACACTATGTTAGAAAAAGTTGCAAGTTTCACACCAGAACAAGCACCAGGTAAAGAACTAAAATTACTTGTAAAAGAAAAAAATACCAATACTGTTATAGGTTTCATAAAATTAGCGTCACCTATGATTAACTCTAAACCTCGTAATGAGTATTTAAACGGAACACCAGAATTATCTATCTTCAATAAACGTGCTATTATGGGATTTATTATTGTTCCTGTACAACCTTTTGGTTTTAATTATTTGGGTGGTAAGTTACTAGCATTAATTTGTTGTTCTCATAAAGTTAGAGAAATGTTAAATAAAAAATACAATACAGAATTTTGTTTATTTGAAACTACAAGTTTATATGGCAATATAAAAGGTACATCAATGTATGATGGATTAAAACCATTTTTACGTTATAAGGGTGATACATTGTCTAAATTTGTACCATCATTGGGTGATACACAATATACCACTATTAAAAAAATTATTGAAAAAGAAATTAATGATGAAATAATACACAAGGGTGCTTCAAGTCGTAAACTAAAAATAATGCAAAAAATTATTAGTTTAATTAAATCATCATTAAAAGATACTCATAAAGATGAATACGATAAATTTGTAAAAGCAATATCTAGTGCTGAAGGTATTACAACACAAAAAAGATTTTATATGTCTGATTATGGATATGAAAATGCAAAAGATGTTTTGTTAGGCAAAACAGATACTTTAATTAAAGGACAAAATTTTGATAAACATAATTTAGAAAACATTATTGATTGGTGGAAGAAAAAAGCAACAAGTAGATATAATAATTTAAAACTAGAAAATAAAGTACGAAAAGAATTAGAAGTTTGGAATTCCCAAACAATGAACGTTATAGATATAATAAGATAAATAGTATGGTAATGCCGATCACAAAAGAACAATATACAGATTTAAAAGAGTATTGGGACTATCAAAGAAAAATTGCATATAATAAAGAAATTATTTTTAATATAGCTGAACAATTTAAAAATAGAGTACATAATGAGTTTGGTTTAATGGATCAAAATGAAATTAAAAATATATTATGGGATAGAGTTGGAAGTGATGATTATGAAGATCCACCAAAAAGTTGGATTCCAGAAGATGTTTCTATGAGATTTGAATGGGAACCAGATCCTAACATACCTAAGCAACTCACAAAACCTAAGGGTAGACCTATAATATTAAAAGCAAAAGAAGGTTGGGAAAAAGCGTTTGATGATGATAACGATATACAAAAATAAACAATATTTAAATCACAGTTTTCCAGCAAAAGACCTTGACAAAATCAAAGAAATATGTTATAGTCTAGGTATTAAATGGTACACGATAAGTTATACACAAAAGGAGTATGAAGAATATGAGCAATTTTCTAAAAGACATAATTAAAGAAACCGGCAATGAATATGCTGGTTTAGTAAGTGAAGGAGTTGATAGTGCAGATGTAACAAGTTTTATAGACACAGGTTCATACTCATTTAACGCTTTACTATCAGGTAGTATCTATGGTGGTATGCCAGGCAATAAGATTACAGCAATCGCTGGTGAAGCCGCAACAGGTAAAACTTTCTTTGCATTAGGTATTTGTAAACATTTTTTAGACACAGACAAAGACGCAGGTGTAATTTATTTTGAATCAGAAAGTGCCATTTCAAAAGAGATGATTGAAACTAGAGGAGTTGATTCTACTAGAATGGTAATTGTACCAGTTGCCACAGTACAAGAATTTAGAGCACAATCAATTAAGATTATAGACAAATATTTAGAACAACCAGAAGATAAAAGAAAACCATTAATGTTTGTATTAGATAGTTTAGGAATGTTATCTACTACAAAAGAAATGGAAGATACTGCTGCTGGTAAAGAAACAAGAGATATGACTAGATCACAAATAGTCAAATCAACATTTAGAGTATTAACATTGAAACTTGGTAAAGCAAATATACCAATGATAATGACCAATCACACATATGATGTTATCGGTTCAATGTTCCCACAAAAAGAAATGGGTGGTGGTAGTGGTTTAAAATATGCCGCTTCATCAATCATCTATCTTGGTAAGAGAAAAGAAAAAGACGGTACCGAAGTTGTCGGTAATATCATACATTGTAAAAATTACAAATCACGTTTAACAAAAGAAAATGCACAAATTGATGTCAAACTAACTTATAAAAAAGGACTTGATAAGTATTACGGTCTATTAGAACTTGGAGAAGAAGCAGGTATATTTAAAAAAGTTTCTACAAGATACGAAATGCCAGATGGTTCTAAAGTGTTTGGTAAAAACATCAATGATGAACCTGAAAAGTATTTTACAAAAGAGGTATTAGACAAGATAGATGAATACGCAAAAAGAAAATTCAGCTACGGATCAGACGAAGAATAAAAAATACGTTTACGTACAAAGAGATGGTGATGACTTTACTTGTATAAAGTTATTAGAAGGCAAGTACAAAGGTATAATTTATAAGTACGGTAAAGTAGGTTTTGCAAAAGAAGAAAAACCTGATGGTACTTTACCTATGAGGTTTGACTATGATATTATTTTCAATCCACACGAAACGGACATTGACAAACAAGAGTTTATAGATTATATTGGAGATATATTAATAGAACAATTAGAAAGACAACTTAATAATGGCACCGCTATCCTTGAATAGTAATAATGAACGAATAGAAATTACGATACTAAGAAACCTTATTTTCAATGAGGAGTTTACTCGTAAAGCATTACCTTTTGTAAATGAAATTTATTTTACAAAAAGAGAAGAAAAGATTTTATTCCAAGAGATTAATACCTTTGTTGAGAAGTATAAAAATTTACCTACAAAAGAAACTTTACTTATTGAATTAGGTTATCGTAAAGATATAAATGATGAAGAAGTCAAATCAGTAAAAGAATTATTATCTACATTAATTCCTGAAGAAGTTGAACAACAATGGTTGTTAGATACAACTGAAAAGTTTTGTAAAGATCGTGCTGTTCACAATGCAGTATTAGAAGGTATTAAAATTTTAGATGGTAAAGATCAAAAGAGAACACAAGAGGCAATACCTAGTATTCTTGCAGACGCATTAGCAGTTAGTTTTGATAATCATATCGGACACGATTACATAGGTGACGCTGAAGATAGATTTAAATGGTATCATACTAAAGAGAAAAAGTATCAATTTGATTTATCTTACTTTAATAAGATTACAAAAGGTGGTGTGCCAAGTAAAACTTTAAACATTGCTCTTGCAGGTACAGGTGTTGGTAAATCTTTGTTTATGTGTCATTGTGCTAGTGCTTATCTATCACAAGGTTTAAATGTATTGTATATCACTTTAGAAATGGCAGAGGAACGAATTGCAGAAAGAATTGACGCAAACTTATTAGATACAACGATAGATGATTTACACGCATTACCAAAAGACTTGTATGATTCTAAAATATTAAAAGTAAAAAACAAAACAAACGGTCAATTAATTATTAAAGAATATCCAACGGCGTCTGCTCATAGTGGTCACTTTAGAAGTTTATTAAATGAACTTGCATTAAAGAAATCATTTAGACCAGATGTATTGTTTATTGACTATTTAAATATCTGTGCTAGTGCTAGATTTAAAGGTGGTAACATATCATCTTATTTTTATATTAAGGCAATCGCCGAAGAATTAAGAGGTCTTGCTGTTGAGTTTAATGTGCCAATCTTTAGTGCAACACAAACAACAAGAACTGGTTTTGTATCAACTGATATTGGTTTAGAAGATACTTCCGAAAGTTTTGGTCTGCCTGCAACTGCTGACTTTATGTTTGCTCTAATGTCAAATGAAGAATTAGAACAACTAGGTCAAATGAAAGTCAAACAATTAAAGAACAGATATAATGATCCTGCAATGAACAGATCATTTATTGTAGGTGTAGATAGGGCAAAAATGAAACTATATGATGTAGAAAATACAGCACAAAACATAGTAGATAGAGGAAAGGATCCAGAAATCAAAGAAGACCCTTATGATAAGTTTTCTGATTTTAAAATATAATGACAAAGAAACAAAAAGTACGATTTCATAAAGGCGATAGACGACCAAGACACGATACAGATTATGAAACATTATCGTACAATGTAAAGATGAAAAAACGTGGTCGTAAAATACTATGGACGGTAATAGAGCAACCTACAAATAAAACTATTGCGGAATTCTTCTTTGAAGAAGACGCACAGAAAACAGCAGACTTTCAAAACAAACACCGTGTATGGCAACCTAATGGTGGCATACCTACATTTCTTTATATCCGTGCATAAATAGTCCTATGGGACTCTCAAATACAGAATTTGCTAAAAAAGCAAGCAAAGGACCTTACGCAGGAAAGGCAAGAAAAGATATTGCAAATATTAAAATTAAAAATAGAAAACCTTTTACAATAGAAAAAACCGGAGAAAAAATAATAGGTTTAAAAGTATCAGGTAATAATTTAATTTATAAAGTAAAAAATTCAGAAAAAACAATACCCTTTTCTAACATACAAAAAGACGAAGATTTTGGTGGACAACCTGCTAAAAAAGGATCAGGTTCTTCAACAACAATAAGTGGTAAAATTGTAGAAGTTTTATCTGAAGCATTTTTTTGTATATATTGTGCTATGAAGTCAGCAGGTACTTTAAGTAAATATGATAAAGATAAAACCTATGAAGATTGGGACGATATTCAAAGTGCTAAAGATATATCTAGTTTTGCCTCTACTTATAAAATTTCAAAATATGTAGACCAAGAATTAAAATCATCTGTATTTAATCAATATAAAAAATTTGCTAACGCTTTTCTAGTAGATAAAGAATGGCACGCTAGACTTATGGCACAAGTAAATGTGATGTATTCTAATTATCCTATACCAAATAAATCATTTACATTTTTGAGAGCAGATAATATGAAAAGATCAATGGATCCATATAAGACTTTTGAGGTTGTTGCACAACAAATTAAATCAAAAGTAGGATTTAGTAAAGCAGTTGATAAAGATAAATGGAATCCTGCTGATGTTTGGTTTTTTACATCTAATGCTGAAAATACATTGACAAAGGAATTAAGAGAATTAGAAAGTAAAATTAATAAAAATCCTGCAAACGCAGTAGATCAATTAAATAATTTAAATCAATTAATTTACAAACTATTTGAAAAAAAAGAATTGTATCCTATATCTTTAAAAGCACCAGCAGGTACATCTGCTAGAATAACTGCTGTAAATGAAGATGGAGATATAGAACAATTAGTAAAATTTGATAGGATAGATTTAGGACAAGGGAATTTAGATGTAAAAATAAGATTTGATTTAATTTATCAAAAAAAGAAAACTAAAAAACTTGTAAAAAAAATGACAGGTTATTTAAAAAGTAAAACTGACACAGGTGGATTTAGATTAGAATTAGAGTTTCCAGGATCAGGTGCTAGATTTGGTACTTTAGGTACGGAAAATTATCAATATATAATTTATAATACTGATAAATCTGGTATTAATGCTTTACAAAGAATTAGAAAAGAAAGTAATACATTTCAACAAATACCTGAAAAATATAAACCAGGCACAGGAGAATTAGATTGGTTGGGTGCAAGTGGATATCAAAAATTATCAAAAGAAAAAGGTAGTAGAGATTACCTAGAAGGATATTTACAGACCTTATTTACTAAAATTAATAATGAAAAATTTAGATTAGGTCAACCACCAGAAAAAAATGTATTAAATAAAACAATTGCTTCTGAAATAGCAATTGCAATAAATGAAATTAAAAATAAAATAGCAAGAGAAATTACAGTAGAAAATATCTATAATCTTGCCGTATCACAAGGATTTAGGGTAGGTATTTCAAAAGAACAACTAAAAGCAAGAGGTGAAAAATCTATTGTAGATAAAACAGTTGCCGACACACTTTTTGACAGTTGTTTTCACTTAAAAGTTTACTAATAAACTTGACAAATCTTATAAATAGTGATATAATTTAGTTGATTTATATGGAAAAAGTGATTATAGTTATGGGAACAATGAGAGAGAAATGTTTAGTTTTAAAGGTTTTATTACAAGCGATAAGAACACACATTTAGAACATTTAGAAGATGATATAATAAATCGTGGTTCAGATGGTGGTCGAAACGCAGTTAATTTTTTAAAGTCAGTTAGAAATATGCTAGCTGGTTCTGCTAGTGGACGTATCAATATGTCTGTTAAGTGGGACGGTGCACCTGCTGTTATTGCAGGTATCAATCCAGAAAACGGCAAATTCTTTGTCGGTACAAAATCAGTATTCAACGTAACACCTAAAATCAATTATACATCTGGCGATATTGCTAGAAATCATAGTGGTCCTGTTGCAGATAAATTACGAGTATGTTTAAATGAATTAAAAAGATTAGGTATTAAAGGTATCTATCAAGGTGATTTATTATTCACAAAAGGTGATTTAAAATCTGCTGCTATAGACGGTGAAAAAATGATTACGTTTACACCAAACACTATTACATATGCAGTACCAGTTAACTCATCTATCGGTAAAAGAATTGCAAGAGCAAGATTAGGAATTGTATTTCATACTTACTATACAGGTAAAGATATGAAATCATTATCAGCAGGATTTGGAACCGTATCAGGCAAATCAGGTTCATCTGCTGTATTTTTAGCAAGTGCAGGTTATACTGATACATCTGGTTCATCTACATTTACATCTTCCGAGTTATCATCATTTGACGCATTGATTAGAATGGCAGAAGGTTCTTTATCAAAGGCGGCACCTTTGTTAGATACTATGAAATCAAACGATAGTTTATCAGTAGGGTTTAGATTAAAGACATTTTTTAATTACTATATTAGAAATAGTAAAGGTAACTCTATGGCAAAAGTTAAAACTTTACAAGATATGTTTAGAGAATATTACGAACAGATTTTAAGAACAGAAATTATGGCAAGAAAAACTGAAAGTGGAAAACAAAAGTATAGAGATATAATGAAAACAGGTTTAAGTTTTATAGATAAAAATAGAAGTGCTTTATATTTTGCAATTGCTTCACACGTAAGTTTAGGTAACGCAAAGAATTTTTTAATTCAAAAACTATCTCAAATACAAAGTATAGGACATTTTATTAGAACACCAAACGGTTATCGTGTAACTAATCCAGAAGGATTTGTTGCAGTTGATAAAAAAGCAGGTGCAGTTAAACTTGTAGATAGATTAGAATTTAGTAGAGCAAACTTTACTATTGCAAAAGATTGGGTTAAAGGTTAATGGCAACAGGATATTTAACAGAACAAAATTATCAAATTGCAAGAGGACTTGTAAGAGGCGCTTCAAGCATACACAAATTTGGTGCAGTACCTCAATTGTCTATTAACACAACAGGTACTTGTTGGGATAAAAATGATACTTTATATCCTTGGTCAGCATTAACAAGTGCAAGTGTATTAACAGCACAGGCCGTTAACGCAAGTGATAACGGAAAGATTTTAACAATTTTAGGATTGGATTCAAACTATAATGAAATATCAGATACAATTACATTGTCAAGTAGTGGTACAGCAAGTACAACAAAACAATTTTTAAGAGTGTATAGAGGTTATATTTCAACAGGTGCAAACAATGTTGGTGCAATTGATGTAAGAATAGGTGCAAATACCGTGTTGTATATTAATGTGGGTTTAGCACAAACTTTAATGATGATTTATACCGTACCTGCTGGTAAAGATTTATTATTATTAAAAGGTGCTTGTACATCTCAAGCAGGTGCTGACGCTTCAGGTTTCTTTTATGTAAGATTTTTTGACCAAACAGCATTTAGAATACAACACACTTTTGAAGTTTCAGGTTCAGATGGTTATGAATATAAATTTGAAGTGCCATTTAGAGTGCCAGAAAAATCAGATATAGATTTTAGATTAACAACAAGAAGTAATAACGGTAGATATACAGCAGCCTTTGATGGTCTGTTAGTAGATGTTCCGAGAACAATGCAGGTTTAATAAATGAAAAAAACTTTAGACGAAATCAGACAATATATAAACGAGGGTGTTTATGATCCTGGTATATTCAAAGCATTTTTTCTTGCAGGTGGTCCTGGTTCAGGTAAAACTTTTGTAACTGCTACTGCTTTTGGTGGAACAGGTTTAAAAGTAGTAAATTCTGATAGATCATTTGAAAGAGGTTTGAAACAAGCAAACTTATCTCTTAAAATGCCAGATGAAGAAGAATACTTTAGAAACATTATTAGACAAAAAGCAAAAACGACTACCGCTTCAGCATTAGATACTTACATACAAGGTAGATTGGGATTAGTTATAGACGCAACAGGCAGAGATTTACAATTAGTACAAAGTCAAGTTGCATTATTAAGACATATCGGATATGATTGTTATATGGTATTTGTTAATACAAGTTTAGATGTTGCATTAGAAAGAAATAAAACTAGACCAAGATCAATACCAGAATATATTGTAAAAAAGAATTGGGAAGGTGTACAGGCAAATATAGGTTCATTTCAAAGATTGTTTAGTCCTAATAAAATGTTAATTGTCGATAACAATAGAAGTGAACAAGAATTAGTTACACAAACTTTAAATACTGCTTCTCGTTTTATTAGAAGTAGATTAAGAACTAAACCAGAAAGTGGTATAGCAATGAGTTGGATTAAAAAAGAATTGGAGTTAAAAAGAAGATGAGATTTAAAGACTTCATAAAAGAATCTATTATTGATATACCAAGAAGAACTTATGCACCTGGTGTGTTTGATAATGCAGACACAAAAGAACCTAAGATTAAAAGTGAAATTATTGGTATGATAATGAAACAGTTTACAGAATTCAAAAAAGAATATCCTATATTAGATTATTCTTTAATAGGTTCTATCTTAACAAAAAGATATAGAGATGACGCAGATTTAGATATTAATGTATTGTTTGATGTACCAAAAGAAAAACAAGAAGAAGAAAGAGTCAGACTTTCTAAAAAATATTTGTCTGCTTCCAATCCAGATAATATACAAGGTAAGTTAATACCAGGTACAAAGCATCCTATTAATTATTATTTCATAACAGATAAAAAAACTTATGACGATCAAAATAAAAAAGCAGATGCTGTTTATGATATAGGTAAAAACAAGTTTATAAAACGACCTGAAGAATTTAATTTTGACATTGATATGTACATTAATGACTTTAATAAAAAAGTACAAGAGATAGATGTCGTTAAGGGTGAATTAAAAAGAGATATTATAGATTATGATGAACTAAAAGATTTAACTCCAAATGATGTTTTAAACCTACAAGACAAAATTAATAGTAAGTTAGAAGAAATAGAAGATGACTTACAACAAATTATTAAGATTGGCGACAACGTAGATGTTGAAAGAAGAGCTGCGTTTGATAAAGATATGTCGCCAGATGAAATCAGATTATACGGTATTAAAAATAGATTACCTAAAAATGTTATCTATAAGATGTTAGAAAAATATCATTACTTAAAATTCTACAAAAAGTGTAAACAAATATTAGATGATGGTAAAGTAACAGACGCAGAAATAGATAGTTTGAAAGTAGAATCAGTTACATTAGATAAAATTAAATTAACTACTACTAGATGGTTTAAAGATGTTGTAGGTAAATTAAAAAGAATGGCAACAACATCTAAACGATATGAATATGCTGCTAAAGTTTTACAAGATGTTATTAATAGAAAGAAAAGAGAAAGATCATTAGAAGGTTTACCATTAAGACACGATATAGGATATTATGCTTCCGTTGTTGCAGATACATTTAAAGATATTGACTCTAAAAAACTACAATCAATGGTACACGAAGAATATTTACCAGAGGCAAAATCTGTTGCATTTACTTTTGGTAGATTTAATCCACCTACTACAGGACACGAAAAATTAATTAGCAAAGTTAAATCTTTACCTACAAATGATTATAAAATTTATTTAAGTAGAAGTGAAGACCCTAAAAAGAATCCATTATCTGCTAGACAGAAATTAGATTATATGAAAAAAATGTTTCCACAACACGCTAGAAACATAGAGGTAAATACTTCTAATATGGTATTAGATATTGCTACTAATTTGTATAAAAAAGGTTATAAAGAAGTTAGTATGGTAGTAGGTAGTGATAGAGTTAGAGAATTTGAAACAATATTAAAAAAATATAATGATGTAAAATCCAGACACGGATATTATAACTTTGATAAGATCAATGTTGTTTCTGCTGGTGAAAGAGATCCAGATGCTGAAGGTGTATCAGGTATGTCAGCAAGTAAGATGAGGGACGCTGCTCAAAAAGGAGACGTTAAATCTTTTAGTCAAGGATTGCCTAGAGGATTTGGAGATGTAGAAAAACTATTTAAAGATGTAAGACGTGGTATGAATTTAGCTGCTAATTACACATATGTAGGTGACCATAGACCTATTGCAAGTTTACAAGAATTTGAACAACAACAAATAAGAGATTTGTATGTTAGAGAAATGATCTTTAACATAGGTGACAAAGTTAATTACATTAGAGAAAATATAGATGGCAAAGTTGTTAGACGAGGAACTAATTACATTGTTGTAGAAGATAACGATAATAATTTACATAAGGCGTGGATTTGGGATTGTTTACCAGATCCTGCAGATAGAGAGGCTCAAGTGCGAGAATACAATTTAGATATTGATTATGGATTTGAAGCTGTTTCTGAAAAGAAAGAATACGGACATACAGATAGATTACCACAAGATAAAGACATATCTAAAGAAAAAGGTAGTCAACCTAAAAAATATTACAAACAGTTATCAAAAGATACAAAATCAACAAGGGCAAAACATTTTAGTAAAACAGATACAACTAAAAATGACAATGACCCAGCACCTGGTGATAAAGACGCAAAAACAAAACCAAGTGTACATACACAAAAATACAAAAAGATGTTTGGTGAATTAAAGAAAGAATTATCAGACGCTTGTTGGACAGGATATAAGAAGGTAGGAATGAAAAATAAAGGTGGAAAACAAGTACCAAATTGTGTGCCAGAAGCATACGATATTGGACACGATTATGCTCAACATACATTAAAAGTAACACCAGGACAAGACGGATTTGACCCTAATTATCAAGGAGGATCGTATAAACCATCAGTTGATGGCACGTCAGGTGAACAAGTTGTAACAAGACCAATGACAACAGATATTTCTGTAAAAGATATAAATGATTGGGCAGCTTCAAGTGAAACAATAGATAAATATAGAGAAAGATACAAAGAAGAATGGAAGACAAAATTATCTGAAGTTGTATCTAAAATGATAAGGAATTTATAATGTTAAGTTTTGCAGATTACAAAGATAAGATTTCTAAATCGGTACATTATCATATTGAGAATAATATACCGTTTGCTGAAAATATCTATAGACTTCATAGTGAAGAATTTTATAGATTGTTTAGAGAGGCAAGAGAGTTATATAATGAGGGTCTACTGACTGAAATATCTGATTGGGATAGACAGTTATTAGAAACCGACATAGGTGAATTTGCATATTGCGAGGAAGAAAAAAGAAAAGTTCCTTTAGATGTGCCAATATCTGTCGAAGAAAAAGACGTAGAACTAAACAAACCTAAAAAAGGTGGACCTAAAAAGTTTTATGTATTTGTCAAAGACGGTGATAAGATTAAAAAAGTAACGTGGGGTGATACTACAGGATTAAAAGTAAAACTAAATGATCCTGAAGCAAGAAAAAGTTTTGCTGCTAGGCACAAATGTAGTCAACAAAAAGATAGAACATCGGCTGCTTATTGGGCGTGTAACTTACCTCGTTATGCAAAAACGCTAGGACTTTCTGGCGGTGGAAATTTTTATTGGTAATGAAAGAATTGTTAGATTATTATAAACCATTTGAAGACTTTGAAAAGAGTGCTTACGATAATGTATTTACTAGAGTCTTTAAAGAAAATGTTGAAAATGAACAATTGATATGGCACAAAGATAAAAAAAGTAGAGTTGTCAAAGTGATTTATGGTACAGGATGGAAATTACAAATGGATAATGATTTGCCTTTTGAATTAGAAGTAGGGCAAAATTATCATATTAACAAGGAAGAGTTTCACCGATTACATAAAGGTAATAGTGATCTAAAACTAGAGATAAAAGAATATGACTAAAACTTTAAAAGAAATGAGATTAGACTTGCAAGAACAAGAAGCAAGTAAATCAGATTTACAATATATTAAAGCAAAAACAGCTTACAACAATCACTTTGAAGCAAGAAGATATATTGCTGATAAAATTTTAAGAGATAAAAAATTAGCAGACACTTACAAGTCTTTAGAAATGATACACAATACTTATGGATCAATGATCGGTAATGACGCTATACAGTTAAGACAAAGATTAGAAAAAATGTTAATAGGTGATTTAAAAAGAAAAGTTAAAAATTGGGACGCAGTTTATTCGGCGTTATAGGAGAGATATGAGTAGATATAGAGCAACAATGAGTGAACTTTTACAAAAAGTACACGAGCAAGATAAAGACCACGAAGTATCAATGGCAAGAGGTGAACTAGAGGCAATTGCTGATAAGGCAACTCAACTTGCTTCAGCACTAAAAGGCAAATCAGATGAAGGCAATCCACTAGAAGCTTGGGTACAATCTAAAATTACAAAAGCAAAAGACTATATCAATTCAGTTTCAGACTATATGTTGTACAATCCTGATATGAAACAAAATGAAGAAACTATATTAGAAAAAACTTATGGTTGGACTTTAGTTTCAAAAGCAAAAGACCTTGCTAAAAAGTTTGCTAATAATTACACAAAAGCTGTAGATGAAATAGAAAAACTAGAAAAGGGTTTATCTAAAAATCCTACAGTTGAAAAAGAATTAATGAAGTATAACGAAGAAGTTGAATTAGAAGAAGGCAAAATCAAAGATATATTTACTGCTAATAAAGAAGGCGAAAGTATAGAACAAATTGCTAAAAGATTAAATATGTCAGTTGCAACTGTTAAAAAACTTTTAGGTGAAGAAATTATAGATGAAAAAATTGCAGACAGTATTATTAAAGATTTACAAAAAGCATATGGTGATTTAAAAGGCAAAACTATATCTCCAGAAATGGCAACAAAAATATCAAAACATTTAGACGGTCAATCGTTTGATGTAGTTACATTAAGACAATTAATGAAAGCAAATATACCTTTTATATCTACAATCGCTAGAAATAAAATATATAAGAAGACAGGTAAGTTTGAAGAAGTAGAATTAGAAGAAGTTAAAACTCCTTCTATAGAACCTGACAAAAGATCAGACGGCGAAAAAGATATTGATAAAATTAAACTTGCAAAAGAAAAAGACACAGACGCAATAGAAAAACAATTAATTGCTGCTCAAGGTCAAATTAATATTTTAAAACAAAAATTAGAAAACGAAAAAAATAAAGTAATTAAACCAGAACCAAATCCTGAAACAGGAGAAGTTCCATTAACAGTAGGTGTTGCATACAAATATTTCAAAGATAAAGAAATGAAAAAAGAATCAGTAGATAATTATCCGACAAGTGATATTGCAAAACATAAAAAAGATGTTGCAGCTGATCCTAAAATGGGTGAAAAGAAACCTGTACATTTGGGTGCAAAAATGACTTACGAAAGTATTGCGGCTGTAAAAAACAAGGCAGAAAAAACAGGTATGCCTTACAGTATATTAAAACAAGTTTATGATAGAGGTATGGCCGCTTGGAGAGGCGGACACAGACCTGGTGCTACACAAGTACAATGGGCACTTGCTAGAGTAAATTCATTTGTAACAAAATCCTCAGGTACGTGGGGTGGCGCTGATAGTGATTTAGCGAAAAAAGTAAAGGGGGAAAAATAATGACAAAGTATCTAAAAACTAGAGAAGGTAGTTTGGAGGATTTAGCAAAACAAATGCAAAACAAAGTTATTGAATCTGATTACCAAGATAAATTTAAAAAAGAATTAGACAAGGCAGGCAAACCTATCGGTCAAATGACTGGTGTAGAAAAGAAAGCATTTTTTAATAAGATAGATAAAATGCACACTGCTAAAAATGAACAGGCAAAAAACTCATACGCAATTGGTATGGCGGCTGCTATGAAAGCAAAGAACGATCAACCACCTTTAAAGAAATCTACTATTACAAAGGCACACGATATTGCTAAGTCAATAGAGAAAGATCAAAAAGAAGATTACACTAAAAAAGATGTAGATAAATTTCACACTAAATTAGATAAACTTGTTCACAAATCTTTTGGACATTCTTCAGATGAAAAGAAAAAAGAAATGAAAGAGGCAAGGTGGGAAATTGAAGGTAGAGTTTCATACAAAGGTATAGGTAGTGAAGATAGTTTTCATATGGTCATTGACGCACCAACTGAAAGTGCTGCTGAAAGAAAAGCATATGATGAATTAGATAAAGCAAGACAAAGAAAAAAAATAGGTCCAGGTGGTGGCGGTAGTATTGATGACGCTGAAATTGAATATATTGAAAAAACTAATGATAAATTATCATCACCAGAAACAGGTCGTTTGATGAACAGTTATGATCCTACACAAAAAGAAGAAGTACATCCACACGTTAAGAAAATGATAAAAGACGGTGAGAGTGATGAGAAGATTAAGAAAATGCACCCAGAGCTTAAAGATGATGAGTTAGAAAAATTAAAAGAAACTCATTCGTTTGTAACTAATAAACAAAACGAAAAACAAAAAGAAGTGGGTGGTGAAAAAGAACCTATCAAAACTAAAAAGAATGAATGGAAAACTTTTGCAATGATGGCTGCAGAATTGAGAGAAAAAAAAGAAGATAAAAAAGAAATGCAGGCAGGTGATGATACAAGAGATAAAAAAGTAAAAACAATGACAGGTGAAATTGCAACTACACCTGAAATGAACCCAAAAGTAGATTACAAGTACTAAACTATGAAATCACGTATCTATTGTGATATGGATGGTGTTCTTTGCGACTTTAAAAAGGCAGCAGAGAAAGTTACTGGTATGCCTATATCAAAATGGTCATATGCAAGTAAACAAGAGAAGTGGCAACCAATCAAAGACACTCCACGATTTTGGCACACACTTCCTTGGATGCCAGGTGGAAGAGAGCTTTGGTCTTTCATCTCAAATAATAAACCACATATACTATCAGCATACGTAGAAGAAAGTTTTGATCCTAATTGCATACCAGGTAAATCACATTGGGCAAGAACTAATTTAGGTATTGCACCAGGTCGTGTACATTTAGTCAAAAGAGTACAAAAACAAAACTACGCCAAAGTGGTTGGTGTACCAGCTATTTTAATAGACGACTATAAGAAAAATACAGATCAATTCACACAAAGAGGTGGTATCGGAATACTACACACTTCTACTTCCAATACGATTAGAGAACTTAAAAAACTAGGTTTCTAGTATCCATTCTTATAAATAGTACTGTTATATAACAATTACTAATTTAAGGAGAGATATATGTCTTTATGGGGAAACGATATAAAGCCTAAAAATCTTACAGACGAAGAAAAAAAAGAAGTCTATGCAACCGCTCAAGGTTGGGTAAGAGAAGCAGGCTCAGTATTATCAGGTAATGATAATCCAAATGCAGATCCTGAAGTATTAGTAGCAATCGGCGGATTAGCTACAAATATGGGTTCAGCAAATATTACTGAAATAGAATTTGTAACAACATCAATCGGTGCAGCTGCTGGTGGAAACATTGACGTTAGAGTAAGATTTAACGAAAGAGTTGACATTACAGGAACACCACAAGTAACAGTAACTAACGACCAAACAGGTAGTGGTACTGATGCTACATTTACAGCAGATTATAACTCTGGTACAGGAACTAACGAAATTGTATTCAGAGCAACTTATGGTGCTGCAGATGGTGGTATTGCTGAGAATGATGTATTATCAATTGGCTCTAACGCAGTAGCACTTAACAGTGGTACTATTAAAGATGCTGGTACAACAACAAACTCTACAATTACAAACGCTGCTCAAGCAGGTACATTAACTGTAGCAGCTTAATAACAATATCATATAAGGGCGCTCAAAGTGCCCTTATATATACTATATGAACAAATTGATCTAGGCAAATACCTAGAGTAGCATTCCCGAAAGGGTTAACAGGAGAAAAAAATGGCAGATAAAAAAATAACAGCGTTGTCTGATTTGGGTAACGCATTAGCAAGTGCAGACTTGTTTCACGTAGTTGACGATCCGTCAGGTACACCAATCAATAAAAAAATATCAGCAGAAGATGTTTTTAATAATATTCCTTCTTGGATAGGATTAAAAGATACTGCTCAAACAATTGTTGGTGACGGTTCAACTGAATCAGCAGTAACACTTACTGAAAGTACAACTTTAGTTAATGCAACTTCAGGTGCTGCTCCAGTAACAGTAGCAAACGGTGCTGATGGTCAAGTTAAAATTATAATTAACAACTCAACAGCTGGTAGTAATGCAGTAACAATTACACCTGCAAACTTTGTTTCAGGATCTACTGTAAATATAGATGCACCAGGTAGAAGTGTTATTTTATTTTTTAAAGATAGTAACTGGAATGTAATTGGTGGTAACGGATACGTAATCGCATAATTAAGGAGATATTATGAAAATTGATGAAAAGATATTACAAGAAGAATTAACAACTTTAAAATCTGATTTTGATAAGACAAAAAAACAAATTGAAAGCATTGAAAAAGAAGTTATGGTTATGAGAAATAATCTTAATGCAATTTACGGTGCTATGCAACAAACTGAAAAACTTTTAAAGTTAAGTAAGGAAAATAAAGATGATAAAAAAGTTTAAATCTTTTGTAAAAGAAGAAGAACTAAAAGACTTTGAAGAAGATTTAGTAGGTGATAAAGAAAAAGAAACCGAAAAATCAAATTCAAATATTAAAGAGGAGAAAAATGAAAACTTTTAAACAACACGTAAAAGAAGGTTCTTATATGGGTGGGCAAGTTGGAAGTACAACTTCTAACTCTCCTGAAGATAGTGCTTTAGGTGCTCATAACATACAGGATCCTGATGTTCTTAAAAGAGTTAATGCATTTGTAGGTTCTATTGCCGAAAGGGAATACATTAAACCACAATTTGCAGTTGATGAATTAAGAGAGAAGTTACATAGAATAGGATTAACAGTATCGCCAGTTGATATGAACGGTGATAATGGTAAAGTAACAGCTGAAGTGAAACAATTTGGTGGAAGATTTGGTAAAGATACCGATGGTTCTGATATTAATGATGATGGTATATCTCATAGAAAAGAAGGTGGTTTGAAACTAGAAGTTAGTTACGAAACACTTAAAAACGGAACATCTAAGGTCTACGCTAAATTAGTGTAGATGATGTTTAGAGAGATAACCAAAGATAATTGGTTGTTGTTTGCACAACATCATTATGATAATCCTACTCTGGAAAGAGAAAAGGAATTTTATGATGATGTCAAACGATTTAAATATCTTAAAAGGTTATTTCGTAGATATAAGATAACTGGTGAAATCAAAGTAAGACTTATCGTAAATCACGTTATAGTTTTACAAAATGTTTTTGGTGTAGAGGCAGCTTGTATATTACTATTATATAAAATAGATAGACAATATTGGCCTATACTTAAAACAGTTTTAGATTATTTACAGTATCTATATCCACACGAACTAAACAATGTTTCAGTAGATGAAAACGTTAAGAAATTTTTAGAGGAACTATAATGGCAAATAGACCAGTTGATTTATTGATTGCGTATCGAGTTATAAAAATGTTAGTTACGCCATTTGATAAACAACCAGCATTTAAATATGGTATCATAGACAAAGATGGTAATGTATTAAAAAAATACAATACTATAAAAGGTACCGAAGAAAAAAGAGCGTACACAATACTACACAAGTTTGTATTTAATTTAAAAAGAATACTTGCTAAAGTAGGTATTAGAGGTGCGTTAGGATCATTTGCTGTTGCCGCTGCTTTATTACTAAAAGAAAACAAAGAATTTGCTAAACACAAATCTCTAATAGAATCAACAATCATAAAATATTTAAAAGAAACAAATCAGTATGATGACTTTCTTGCTGAACATAGAGAAATATCAGAAATAGATGATGAACCAATTGGTACATATTTTGGTGTTGATGTCTATGACAGAAACGGAGAACTAGTATCGGAGTTTGACTATGCCAAAACATTATAAAGAAATGATGGATGAAATCATCAACAAGATTGATGAAGACGCACCAGCAAATGCTGTAGGTACAGGTGCTAATGTGGCACTTCCTCCTGCAGTAGAACCAGGTGTTAAAAAGAAAGATGATAAACGAGATCCTTTAATGTTTGCTAAACCTCTTAAAAGAAAAATTAAAGAGAGTGATGACAACAATAATGTCGTGTTAAAAAATATTATTGATAGGATAGGAAACATTGAAACCAAACTTGATGAAAAAGTTTATGGTAAAACAGAATTTAAAATAGAAGAAGAAAAAGAATATAAGACTTTTAGAGATAAGTATAATGCCAAAAAAATTTAAAGAATATCTAGGATTACCTACAATTGCAATTGGAGGATTAGATAGTTATAGTCCTATGGTAAGTTTAGGTAAACAAGATGATAGACCACCTAAAGGCAAAGGTGGCAGAGATAGTCGTGCTGTAGGTCTTGTTGCAAATTATACATCTCAAGGTGTAGGTACTATAAATCCTATATTAACAACTCCTACAAAACCAATCGTTACAAAAAAAGAAGATACAAATAAAATAAAAAAATCTCCTTTATATAAATTTATGAAGGATAAAAATATTTTAAAATAAGGAAAAAATATGATAGACATTAACTTAATAGATATTATTGCAGACTTGATGATAAGATTTTGGCAATTTACAGTATTAGGAATTTTGATTATTATAGGTTTAGTTATTAACTTAACAGACAAATTTTTAAAAGGTAATAAAGTAGATTTTTCTTATACAGAATTACCACATATGCAACCAATTAGAATCCCAACTAAAGATAAAGGATTTTGGGGTGCGATATGGTTATGGTTTATGACAGTGAGAACATGGACGATTACAAAAGATTTTTATTATAAATTAAATGGACAAGAATATGTTATACCAAAAGGATTTACATTTGATGGTGCGAGTGTACCAAAATTTCTGGCTTCGTTTTTATCACCTGTAGGTGTATTACTTATTGGTGGTTTAATACACGATTATGCTTATAAGTATTCTGCTTTAAAACAAAAAAACGGTAGACTTTTTTTATTAAATCAAAAGATTGCAGATACAATTTTTAGAGATATAAACATAGAAGTAAATGGTTTTCATTTCTTAAATTATCTTGCTTATTGGGCATTAAGAATTGGTGGATTTGTTGCTTGGAATGGTCACAGAAAAAGAAACGCTAAAATAGAGGAGTAAATATGTTTTTAACAATAGGATTAATTATAGGTTTTATACTTGGATGGTATGTAAATGAAAAGTTTGAAGATTTAGTTGAACTTACTGATAAAATCAAATTTTGGAAAAAATAAATGAGATTATTTTTCATAGGCATCATCATCACGTCTTTACTAGGTGCTGGTGCCTATGTGCTTAAATTACAAAGAGATAATGTAATTTTGAAAGAGAACGCAGTTAAACTTGAATCTGCTATTAGTGAACAAAAACAAGTTATAGAAAATCAAAAGAAAGACTTTGCTGAAATACTAGAGGCAAATAAAAAGATAAACGAACTCGTTAATAATCTCAAAAAAGATTTAGACGATTTAGATAAAAGATTTTCAAAGAAAGATAGAGATATTGGTAAACTGGCCATTGAAAGAACAGGTGCCATTGAAAGAGTAATAAACAAAGGAAGTGATAACGCTACAAGATGTATTGAGATTGCTAGTGGATCACCCTTAACTGAAGAAGAAAAGAATGCTACAAAGAAGTCAGAAATTAATCCTGAATGTCCTTCTATTGCTAACCCTAGCTATATTCCTTACTAATTGTAGTGGAGTAAAGCAGTTAAGCATATTCAAAGAAGAAGTCAAAAGACAAGAACTTAATTTAGAGAAACCAACACCTCTACAATTAGAACAGATTAAATGGATTATTATAACATCTGAAAATGCTGATGAAGTATTTAAAAAGATGGAAGAACAAGGACTTGATCCTGTGTTATTTGGTCTTACAGATAATGACTATCAATTGATAGCAAAGAACTTTGCTCAAATAAGAAATCAATTAAAAATTACAAACGATATACTTGACAAGTATAAAGAATACTACGAAGGAGATAATGATGGCGAAACTAGGTGATAAAACTGACTTTAGTTATAGAGTAAAAAGAGTTACAAAAGTTGTAGATGGAGATACAATAGATGTTATATTAGATATGGGGTTTGACATTTTGTTTGCTCAAAGAGTTAGACTATTTGGTATAGACACACCAGAAAGTAGAACAAGAGATAAAGTAGAAAAAATTTATGGTTTAAAGTCTAAAAAGTTTTTACAAGAAAAATTAAAAAAAGCAAAAAAGATTACAATTAAAACATACAAAAATTCAGAAACAGGTAAGTTTGGTAGAATACTTGGAGATGTATGGTGTGA